ATCGACTTCAACGTTGACGGACGCTCTCAGGAAAACTTTGACAGAAATGTCATTGCCCTGGGTATGGGATTGGACTACAGCCTTGTGGAACTCAGTTCGAAGGTTAACGGCAACACCTCCGGCAAGCCACAGGCCTTCAAGCTCATCAAGCTCATCGAGCCCGTCAGCTCTTCTAACATCTAAATCTCTCTCGCACCCTCTTTCTGGAAACATAGTTTCTCATGACCATCGGGCGGCACCGATGCACCGGCAAAGGCTGACTGCCCGATGGTTTCCCTTAAACTAAAGCAGCAACATGAAATCAGTTGATGAGATAATCTACGACGCTATCTGTGCAGATACAGCCCTCATGGAAGCCATCGGCTCCCGTGTGGTCTCGACCTGTTTCGAGGTACCGCCAGCCGAAGCGGACAATACCCCTCTGCCAAACATCATCGTGACCGACGACGGTTTTCAGAACCAGAACGGCACGAAGGATTGCGTATGGGAGTCGGGTGAAGACCGTGTACAGGTGACTGTCGATGTGGCTGCTGATTCCCCAAAGGAGGTGAAGCGTCTGATACGCATGGTTCGTCGCGCCATTGAGAATCAAATAATCCTAATGTCTGCGAACAATGAGCGCATCCCAGAACTTGACTCGCTTTCGAGCAACGGCATAGCCTGGGACTGGATGAAACCCTGCTATTATCAGCATCTCTATTATCAATGTACCGTACCATCCGAAACAGACATTGACAATGAGCAAGACTAAAGTAAAAGCAATCGACGAGCAGAACGCGCAAGCTCAGGAGACAAAGCAGCCCGCTTACGTGGCTGAGCTGTTGCTTAACGGCACCGTGATCCTCACAGCAGCGACTCGTGAAGACTTGACCGCAATGATCAATGATATCCCAGCCGACTGCTCATACGGAGCCGGAGCCGTAGGCCGTCATCCCGAGACAGGCGAGTACTCCCTGCGCGTCGATTTAACCACTAAAGATTAAGAAACGATATGGCAACACTTAAAGGACAGAACTTCCGAATCCTGACTTACGATGCCACCGCGTCGAAGTATAAGGTAGTGGGTATGGCCACAAGCTGTACCGTTACGCAAAATGCCAACACCGACGATGGCGGTACAAAGGATGACGTGGGCATGGCTCAGCAGCCTACCGTGACCTCGAAGTCATGGCAGGTGAGCGTAGAGTCGCTTAATGTGAGCGATGTCGCTGCTATGCTTACAGCCATCAAGAGTCTGACACCGTTCACGCTGCTGTGGGATGAGACCTCGACCACCGACAACCAGACAGCCGAGGGAGCCACCTTTGCCCGCAAGGGTCAGGCGTTCCTGTCGGATGCCACCTTCAACTTCAACGACCGCGAGAACTCCTCAAAGTCTTTGCAGTTCTCTGGCTCTGGTGCCCTCGAAGTGCTCGACACCACTCCTGCTGTGGAGGCTATCTCAGCAGGCTCGTACACCAAGGGTCAGTTCGTGCGCCTCTTCCTGGGCAGCGACAACACCGCGACTCCGGCCAAGGTGATTGCAGGTGCCAAGCAGCTCTCGCTGCATGTCAGCATGACCCTCGAAGATGCCACCACAAAGGACACTGCCGGCGACTGGACTATCCAGGAGCCTACACAGCTGGCTTTCGACATCTCGACAACGGCTCTCGTGCGCTCTAACGACACCATCACCTCTGCTGTACAGTCACAGGGACTCAGCGACCTGGAGACTATCTACGAGGCATCCAACCCCGTGAAGTTCCAGATTGCGAACGTCTCTGGTGCCAACCAGCGCACAAAGGGCGCGGTTATCATCAGCGGTTCGGTGATCATCGCTTCGCTTACTCTGAACGGCCCTAACCGCCAGAACGCTGACTATACAGCCCAGCTCACCGGTTATGGCGCATATACCGTAGGCGCATAAAAATGCTGAAACCCGTCTCTCTTCATATCCCGTCCGCCACTATGCTTTCTTCCCATCGCATACGACGGGCGGGGTTTCATTATTTCATTTTTTCATTATTTCATTTTTTCATTATTTCATTTTTCACAGAAACTATGACCAAGAAAGAAATCACCATCAACGGCAAGCAGTACCCCGTCATCTTCGACATGCAGACCATTATGAACTTCGAGGAGGTGACCAGCGGCAAGTCTTTTTTCACAGAGAACCTTATGACGCTGAAGAACCGTATCGCTCTCATAATCGCAGCCGTGACTGCTGCCGACGAGAACACCCAGCTCGAAGTGAAGGACATCACCGGCAACCGCTCGATGGCCGAGGTGCAGCAGATAATCGCTGCCTATGCCGTCATCGACTCACTCGCTGCCGAGTTCTTCAAGATTCCCGAAATCGAGAAAAAGAACAATCCCGAACCGCCAGCCGAGGAGACCGAAAGCGAGGATAAGCCAAAAAACTGACATCGGCCCACGAGATCTATCAGATGTTCGTGGGCGAGATAGGATTCCCCCGTCGTGAGTTCCTTCACGACATCAAGTGGTGGGAGGTGAAGAGCATCATACGGGGCTACCACGCCCGACATCATGCGGGATGGGAACAGGCGCGACTCGTGGCTTACAATGCCCACTACTGCATGGGCTCGAAAGACCCCGTGCCGACAGTCGAGAAATGGATTACCTTCCCGTGGGAAAAATCCCCGACAATGCCGATCTCTCAGGAAGAAGTGCGCGAGCTACAGAACGACATGGCGACAATCAGGTTCTGAAGGTATGTATTTGTTCATATATTAATATTTGTTATTTAAATGATTCTTCCCTGCCTGCGATGTGAATCGCGGGCAGTTTTTTCTTTGGTAAACTATAAACCGCAATATCCACGATAGATATATGGCAGACATTCAGAACGGCACCATAACGATTAAGGGCATCGATGAGTTGGAAAAGAAACTCACTCAGATGCGTACCGAAGACCCTACGTTCGAGAAGCGACTGCGGGGTGCTATCCGTGAGATACTGAAGGAAGCCCGCAAGGAATTGTCGGGCGACGCGAAGGAAAACCTACAGATGCAGAGCGACCCTCGCAGTGCATACAAGGCCGTGCGCTCATCGGTATATAAGCGGCTCTTCGGTGGTCAGGTTAATATACTGCCGTCACGACGTGCCGGAGCCATGAGTCTCTACGAACCGCCACGCACACTGACAGCAGGTCAACGGGGTGGTAACCGTAGACCAAGAAGCAAGCGCACCACCGACCTCATGTCGTACCAAGGAAAGGATCGCGGATTCATCCTTCGATTCCTGAATGCAGGCACAGGCGACCGTACCATCAACTTCAAGAATGACCCAAGCCGCGAATATGTCGATAGGGGAAGACGTGGCGGTAATCTCCAAAAATACGGTAAGACCATCAACACAGGTAGACGCGGTTCTATCGCTGCCCGTAACTGGTTCGGCTCTGCATCACAGCGTGAAATGCAAGAGGCAGCAGGCAAACTCCAGGAAATCATCGACAAAGTAATAAACGAAGAATTTATATAAGATATGGCAGACGTAATCACCAGGTTTAAACTCGAAACGACCCAATATGATAGCAAGCTCCGCGACGCGGCCAAGGGACTCAAAGAGATATCCCACATGGCAGAGCTCGGAGGCAAGGGTTTTAAAGAGTTCACCCAGAAACAAGTGGAAGCCGCTCGTGCATTCGGACAGACCGCCAGCGGTGCAAACAACCTGAAGGATAAGGTGAAAGACCTCGTTGGATCATTCAACGATGCAGCCAAGGCTTACAACGCCCTCACCAAAGAACAGCAGCAGACCGACTTCGGAAAGGCTCTCGCAGAATCACTCACCACCCTCAAGGGCCGCATCAGCGAGGCAAAACAGGAACTCTACGGTCTTGCCGACGCTGCTGAGGAGGTAAAGAACAGTGGCGGTGGCGGCGGATTGTTTGGTAAAGGTGGTCTCACGGGTATGCTGCAAGTTTTCGGCGGTAACATGCTGACCAAGGCAGCGGGAGCCGTGGCCAACCTCGGCTCGGAAATACTGGAGTCCATCCATCAGGGCGTGGAACTCGCCCGGCAGGGAGAGGGCATC